TGTAACCGCTGTGCCTGCAGCTGTTGCTGTGCGAACGCCTGAGGCCAAAAGGGTTACCGTACTTGCAGGTATATTAGCTTGCTGTATGTCACTCATTTTTGCTCTTTTCTAGCCCTAATTTATCTACTAACTCTGCAACTTTTGCAGGGCCAATACTTATCTCGAAGTGCATTTCATCTTTTCTAGTCCAATCCCCGCCCCAGGTTAGGCCGTACTTTTTAGCTAAGGCTCTAATCATCGGTACCTTGCTAGCCTCAAAAGTACCTACCTTGCCTAAAGGATGTTTACTAGAATTAAGGTCTATAGCCGTGCCGCTACTGTGGTTACTTAATTTACCTGGCACACCTCTTACGTCTCTGTAACAATAGCCCCAATCATCTAGCGCCCCGCCCTCTAACGGCTCTATTAGCTCATTAAACTCTTTAGCAAAGTTGAGTAGCAACGGCTCAACCTTTTCAGCGCATCGCAGTTTAAGGCTTGTGCCCTCTACCTTAAAAGGCTTAACGCCTATCTCAGCCTGCTCTTTAGATGCTGGCCAGCCGTTGTAGCTAGTCTCCATTGGTAACTATTGGTGTGAAGTGTTCCGCCTGTGCCTGTTGCTCATCATAGATTGATTTTAGCATTGAGGTAAATTCCCCGTTGCCGTGGTCAATAAAAGCGTGAGTTTGTATTCCACCTAATGCTTCAATTTCAAGAAAAGTTACATTATCCATTTTACAACTCCGCTCCAACGCCAATATATGCAGCGCTGTTATTGTTTGAGATTAGTCTTGCTGGTCGGTTGGCTGTTGCACCCGATACAGTTAATGCCAGTGTGCAACCGTAAACACTATTTTCGCCTAGTGATGCAACAGTAACGGCCAAAATGTTAGTAGCCGAATCTTGTAAAGCAATAGTCGAATAATCTAATGTGCTTGGAATTGTTCGCATATTGACTGGAAAAGTTACAAAGCCCCAACCGCTTGTTGTACCTGTTGTTGTACCAGTACCAAAAAATCCGTAACTTTGTCCTGGAGTATTGCGCCAATAGTAACGCTGACAAGCGGCTAATTCTCCTTGAATTGTTCCAGCATTAGTACGGAACGGCAAGGCTACTGAGCCAATGTCAATCTGTACGCCAGTTACCTCAAAGTAATCATTAGTGCTGGCCGTGCCAACTGGCGTGTAAGCAAAACCTGTTGCGATTTCTGTTGCAGTTGCAGCCACGGAATAGGTATAAGAAAATCTTTGCCAAGTTGTTGTCAATGTCGCGTTATTGTTTCCAGTAACTTCTCCTGTGTATGCACCAGATTGGCGATTTTGGTCTGTTCCAGTACCCGTCATTAAGTAATTGACAAGCACACTAGAAGCACTAGAAAAGTTTGCACCAGCCCGAGCATAAAAAGAAACCGTCACGGTTTTTCCAGCAAAAGGTATTGAGTTAATTGTTTCAAATGATTGAGTTGTTAGAAGTAATCCTGTTCCTGTTTGTCCTGAATTGCGTTGATAACGCATAGCGTATTGGATACTTGGCAAATTAGTCGTGTCACCAGTTGCTTGTCGGGCTACTGTGCAAGCCTGATTTGCATTAGTGCTAGTTGCCCAACGGTCTGCGGTATAAACAACGCCCGATGAGGCGGTTAATGAAATTGAAGTACCGCGCTGCCATACCTGCATTGCAGAGTTTAAGACTGGATTGCTTGCGCTTGGTGTTGCGCTATATCTGAGTCCAGTAGTTGCTGCGGAATCTGCATAAAGGCTTTCTCCGTTGTTTCCAGCTGCTAGGCGAGCAAAAGTACCTGAGCCTGTACCTGGTACTAAATCACCTTTAGTTGTGATAGTTGTAGCCATTGAATTAGTAACAGTTACCGTGCCTGAGGTACCACCGCCGCTAATACCTGTACCAGCTGTTACCCCTGAGATGTCACCCTCAACGCCTGCCACCCACGCTGCACCGTCATAATACTCAGTAGAGTTTGTGTCTTTAAGGTATGAGTATTGCCCCTCAGTAGGTGCAGTAATTGCTGCAGTACGAGCTGAGGCGCTGGCAAAAACCATAACGCCTTGCATTAAATAGCCGTTAGTGTCTGCGGCTGTTAAAACTTCACCTGAGGTAAAGGTCTTAAAACCTAATCCTGCGGCCATAGTGGTATCTCCTTAGTAACTTAATACGCCGCTGTCAAGCAAGCCGTATATGGTTGAGTCTAATATAAAGCCGTCAATAATTGGCTCTAGTGTGGTTAGTGTCGTTTTCCAGCTGTTAGGCGTAATGCTGTGGGATATGCCGAACACCTGTAAAGTTTTGGTCAACGTAGAGGCCCCAGGTTGGTTAGTCGTAATAGTTACTGGGTCAAAAAAATCTAGGTCTAAAGCTGCGATAACCCCTGCGGTGTAGTTATCTGTGTACAGGTCTAGGTTAATGGCATCGCATCGGCTAGAGGTTTCTGCCCGGCTGGCCACATAACTATTGGCATAATCTTTAGCTACGGCATCGGTTTGCATTAGTAGGTTTTGTTGGTTGTAGCTGTGTAAAAAGTATTTATCTACGCTAGCTTGATTAGTAGAGGTTTGAGTAGTGCCGCCTGTACGGGTGATATTGGCTTGGTTATAAACTAGGGTGTCATCAAAACGCCATATGGCGTTAAAGTAAGTAATAGCTGAGCCATCATCGTTAAAGATTACGGGCGTACCGCCAGCGCTGCCCGCTGTAACGCTGCGGTCTTGAAATACAAAATAGCCATTTTTGCCACAGTACAAGGCGCCATATTCGCTAGTTTCTACAGTCTGCATAGCTGCAAGGCTTGTACGGGCCGTGCCTGGGTCTGCCTGCATTGTGGTCAAACCTGCATCTATATCACGCTGAGTTAAAGGCCAGGCAATAGCATCCAAAATCTGAGTAATACGGGTGCCGGATAAGTCTCCAGCTGCTGCGCCGGGCACGGTGCTAATCTGAGCATTTTGAGCAAGTCTAAAGCCATCTACTGCCGTAATGGTTGTATAAACTACATCGGTAGCATTTTTAGGCGTAGTAGTGGTATAGCTTGTAATAAACCCAGCAAAAATAGGGTAATCCACGCCGTTATAGTTTGCCCCGATAGTTACCTTACGCATAGGCGATAACAAGCCATAGTATGGGCTGTTAACGTTTTGAGGGTTAAAGTAACCGTTTTGGTCAATAAGGCGCATAGACATTGTGCCTGTTTGAAATTGGTCGGCCTGAGCGTTACGGCCTCTATTGGTTTGGATGTTATCTAAAAGGTTAGATACATCTACCACAAGCGTAGGGCCCGATAAAGTGTTTATGTTTAATTGGCCTGTATTAAGGTATAGGTCACCGGCAAAAATAGCGCCAGTACTAAAGTTAATAAAGGCATTAACCGTAGGGACAGTCATTAGATATTGCCCGCATAGGTAAGGCTATTGCCGTATCGGCTATTTTCTTGTATAGCCGTTTGTACTATCTCTACTAGGCCGCTGGTCTTATCTATAATAGTTACAGCTGGGGCGCCGCCTGCATTACCGTAGCGCTCTTTGTTTGATTCTAAAGTAGCAGCTGCTACGGCTGCAGCTATTTTGGTTAAAATGCTTTCATCTAAAGCCTTTGAAGCCTCTGCATTACGTAAATCTAATTCATCTGCGATTGCATTATTTAATGCTGAAACTGCATCTGCTACTTCAAGAATAGCATCTATAGATTCTTTTCCTGTCAACTGTGGCAGTTTAGGTAATTCAGTTAAATCAAAACCTGAGCCTTTTGGTTTTTTAATGGGTGTAAAAGTACTGCCTGCTCCCATATTAGCCAGTAACTTCATCATTTCATAAATCTTGCGTAGCGCCTCATCAAGATTAGCCTGGTTAATTAAATCTGCAGGTGTTATGCCATCCAAAATAGACTGCATACCTAATAGCTGTATATTTTGGCTTTGTAGCGTACCTAATATGGCTAAATCTTTATTGAGTTGAGCCGTAGCAGACTCAATACGCTTTACGTCTTTAGAGGCTATGGCATCTTCAAGCTCTAAAATATCCTGTTTAATCTTTAGGCGCTGTACATCGTTGGCAATAGCTAAGACTTGTGCGCCTGTAGTTGCTTTACCTAGCGCCTCAGCTTGCCCTATTAAGGCTGCGTTAAGTTGGATTTTTTCTATGTCAAAAAGGTCTGTTCCTTTTCCTAAGGCCAGGTTAGCTTTATCTATCGCTAGTTTTAATTGCTTGGCTTTTAATTGTTTTAATTCTTCAGCTGTTAAAACCTTAGTATAATTGACTAACTTTTTAGTTGTAGCTAAGTAAGTGCCGGACTGAATAGGATTTTTACCCATATTGTTAGATTTTTTGCCTACTTCATCAAACTTATTAGATAACATATCAAGGCTTTTAGTAACACCATAAATAGTAGCTACAATACCTGCAGCTGCCGCTAGGCCACCTAGAGGATTAAGTACAGCCATTTCAGCAATATAAGCTCCCACCGCTGTATTTCTTAATATACGCATTGTGGCGCTAAGTGCCTCTAACCCACCAATTAGTACATAAATACCAGCGGTAATCTTAGAACCAATAAACATACCAGCTAAAATAGCAGCCACGTTTTTAAGGGCAGTTTCATTTTCTTTTACAAAACCTGCTAATTTTCTAAATGCCTCACCGGCTTCGGTACCAAAAGTTATAATCTTTTTCTGTAAATCATCTATGCTTTCAGAGTTAGTAAGAATTGTTAGACTATCTACTAATCCTTTACCAAAAGCCTCTTGTGCATCTTCCACCGCTGTTTTAATACGCAGTACCCGATTAGCAAAAGTTTCAGCTGCGGTCTTTGATTGGCCACTAAAGGTTTTACTCAGGTAAGCTACGATTTCTTGTAGGTCACCGGTTGCCAACATTGTCTTATCAAGGCCAACGTTTAATTTACCAAGTCCTGCAACATTACCTTTATAGGCCTTTGACAAGGCTGAAATTACGCTATCTAAACTGTTTGTTGACCCTGCAGATACATCCATAGCAAGGTTAAGTAAAGTTGTAGCATCGGCTGTGTCTTTAGTGGTAACTGCTAAAGTCTGAAATGCCGGTACTAAATCCGATTTTAAGGCTCCAGTAGCTAAGGCCAATTTATCCAGGTATGAGGCTACGGATGCGTTTTGCATTTCTAAACCTAGATTTTTTAAGGTGTTAGATAAACCTGCCATTTCTTTCTCATTGGCAGCAAACGCGTTAACGGACCTACGAGCAAACTCCTCAAAACCTACACCAATTAAAGCGCGCTTAACATTACTAGCTAATTTATTAGCAGAGTTCCCAGCTTTATCAAAAGCCTTTTGTCCTAAAAATTGAGAGACTATATTTATGGATACATCGCTCATCTAGCTCTCCCTCTAAAAACAAACCCCTTTTTTTCAAAGTTAAAGCCGGCCTTTTCAATGGCCTTTAATACAGCTGCATTAGCTTTACCTTCATCTTCGGCCCAAGCACGGTAAATAGCACGTCCAGTACTTTTGCGCCCTGGATTACCTGTTAAACCTTTAGGCCTAGCGTTGACCAACTGGCCAGTAGAGTTGAGGCTGTTTATAAATTGTTTACCTGCATTGGGATTAAGTGAGTTATTAAAACCCTTACGGTATGAATTGTCTTTTTCCTCATAATAGTTAATCTGAAAATCGCCAGGGCCATTACCGCCAGTACGATAAACAACGCTCTTACGTTTGTAGTTTGGTTGCCCGTCTTTGTTTTTACGTCCGGCAGTCTCATAAATAGCACCGCCAGCTGAGGCGTTTACAATACGCGCAAGATATGACCAGCCCGCTTTGTTTGCTTTAGTAGGCGTAGTCTTATAACCAATTTTACGCTTAGCCTCTCCTGAATTAAACTTAGGAAAAGCTCTGTAATTAGCAGCATCGGAGGATAGAGGTTTAGACCAACCTGAAAGTAATGAAGCATCGGCCGGTATAAACCCTCTAGCTTTAGTTACAACAGTAGTTAAAGCATTACCTACCTCAGTTTGATATTGCTTTAATAAGTCAGGCGCAAACTCTTTAGAGGCTTTGAGTAGCTCAACGACGCCCTTTACTTCGGTTGGCATTTTGCATCTCCTTAGCTCT